ACGGTCTTGGAGCAGGGTATGTGAAGCAGACAGAAGTAGTTACATTGAACGGGACATCCGGTGTCAACACGACAAATAGTTTTCTTCGTATCAATAGTATGTCAACTGAGGCTGGAAATGCGGTGGGCAACGTTACAGCTATTAATGGAGCAGTAACTTACGCCAAAATTACTGCGGGAGAAGGCGACACGCAGATGGCCATCTTCACTGTCCCTGCAGGCTACACGTTCTATCAAACAAACTACACAGCGGGTAGTAACACCTCTGCCACCTCTGGTGCTTATATTAAGAAGCGTACTTATATCGTTGACAATATTAATGGTGGCATTATTCATACACAAGCGCAAGCGGTGTTTGTGCAATCGTTTGCATTGCCTATTACATTCCCAATTGAATTCTATGAAAAGACTGATATTCAATGGCAGCTTCAGGGGTCAGGGGGAGCGGGTGCTGCAGCATATGAATACATCAGCGGTGTGCTAATTAAAAACAACATGTCTGTTGTATAGTAACTTTCGTACTGCTGCGGGCTCTCCCCCTGCGGTTTAAGAGTCTGATGTGGTCATCCCGTCAGACTCTCTTTTTTGAGATGTGTAAAGTTCTAGTTTACGCATCCATTGATCTTGGTAGCCATCAAACTCACGCCCACAAGTCACAAATTCTTGTATGGTTCCATCTTGGCACACCATCATAATCACACCTTGACGGATGTCAGTGCCATGCACTTTGTTATGTGCTGCAGCATATGCACCTAACTGCAAGAAGTAATCGTCAATCCATTCTCTCTTCTTGGGTTTAAGGGTTTGCTTAAAGTCTAAGATAGTAGCTTCACCTTTGTATATGCCTACACAGTCTGTAGTGCCTGCGTAGCGTTCTGGGTAATACAGTGAAACTTCTGACCCCCATACCTCCTGCACATGCGGGAAGAAGTGTTCAATCAAAGCGTAGCCCATGCGATAACCTTTGACCGCTAACCAGGTACGCGGCACAGGTAAAGGCTTATTCATAAGGAGGCGTTCCACTACATTATGCATATGCGTGCCAACGGTGGCCGCCTCATTTTTAATCTGCTCGGCTCTGTCCTTACCTACCTTCTCTTCCCATTCTTTCAGGAAGGTCTGGTCCTTTGTAGCGGACAGAATGTTGGTGACACTAGGCAGTGCTATCTGATCCTCACCCTTGTAGACACGACCTGTTTCCAAATCTAGTCGCTCTAGTTTCTCGTACTTATATTTCTTTCGTATAGGAATTAGTTGCATGATTTTTCCTTAAATTAACCATTCTTTTAGTTCTTCGCCCAATACCTGCGAGGCGATATCAATTTTGCTACGTAGTGCTTTGACAATGTGTTCATCAACCGTCTTCGTCGAAATCAGGTCAATATATGTGACTTTTTCAGTTTGACCGATCCTATGAGCCCTGTCTTCGGACTGCAGGCGCTTCTCTAAATCGAAGCTGTTGCTGTAGTAAACGACCGTATGGGAGGATACAAGCGTCAACCCATAGCCACCAGTAGTAGGATTGCCAACAAAGAATCTAAGCTCGCTAGTTGGATCAGAAAACTTATCCACGATGTCCTGTCTATCATCATTCTTCGTATCTCCATAATATGTAGCTACACTGGTCATGCCGTATTCTTTTTGTATTGCTAATTTAATATCCTCAATATTTCTTCTGTAGTTTGCCCAGATAATTACCTTGCCATCTGACTCTGCCAGCACCGCCATCAACTCGTCTATACGGTTATTGGGCAGTGCAATCTCTTGTCCATCATCTAACTTCACGTAGCCACAAACAATCTGATGTAGCCTCATTAGCTGCGTCAATGCGTTAGTCGTGGACATCATGCCCTGGTCAACGATTGACAGCGCCATCAACTTCATCTGGTCATAAGCTTTTAGCTGTTCAGCAGTTAATTCTACATCCCTGCGCAAATAAATCTTATCTGGCAGATCAAGGCACTCGTCCTTTGTGACCCTAAATGCAAAGTTATCCAGCTTCTCTTTTAACTCATCCAACCTACGGTAGCCAACCACCTGCTTAAACGTATGGCTAGGCATCTTGCGTTCAACGAGAACCGCGTACCGAGCCTGAAAGGTGTAGAAGTTTGTAGCGCCCAAGTAATCACCAGATAAGAACTCACACTGTGAGTACAAGTCAAGAGGGCTTTTCGTCACAGGAGAACCAGTAGCAATGCGTCTGTATTTTGCATCCTTACCAAGTTTCACTATGTTTTTTGTACGTTTAGCGCTATGATTTTTAATCGTTGTGGACTCATCTATGGCCATAAACGCTTTCGTAACGCGAAGAAATGTCTTGGCGAAGGAGGTACCTTTGTCTGTCGAAAAGGCCTCTGTGTTGATGATCAATATACGAAGATCATCAACCGCGTTCATCATTAATTCCATTTCTACTTTCTCTGCTTTCTTCGGGTTTGGATTCCAACATGCCATCGTATATTTAATATGATCCGGCATATGCTTTGGTATCTCAGACTTGTACCAGTTCCTGTACACACCCTTTGGTGCAACAACAACCATTGCATTAATCCTACCCTTGTCATAAAGCATTGCAGCGTTATTAATCAACATGAATGATTTGCCTGTGCCCATTTCAGCAAAGACAGCAACGCCTTCCTGTTCCCAGAAACGCTGTAGATATGCGCCTTGATGCACGAACGGTTTATTCTTAAACGGGTACTTCTCAATAAAATAGTCCATCTCTCTTCCTTTCTTTTAAACAAGTACTTGACAACTTGAATTTTTATTGTACACTATGTTTACGTTTTAAGAAAGGAGAAAGAAACGTGTCTAAAGTTTATGTTGTACAAGAAATGCCAACGCATAATATTTCCCCCGCTCTGAAGTATGGAGAGATTGAGGTATTACTGCCTTCTAACACGCAAATTGCTTTTTCAACAGCACCTTCAATCCGAAGAATGCGGAATAAGTTGCGTGATTTTAAGGATAGTGATTACCTTCTATTAACAGGTGACCCAGTAGCTATCGGTTTAGCCTGTGCGATAGCTTCTTTCAATAACGGTGGGCGGTATACTGCGCTAAAATGGGATCGTCGGGATAACATGTACATCCCGGTTAAAATTGACGTAACACAGAATGGAGAAAGCGATGACTGAAATTAATTCCCTCTTTGAAGAGGACGCAGGTGCACTAACAATTAAGAACGAAGACTTGTCTTCTGTAGGTGCTTTAGCTAAACGCGCAAAGCAGTTAGAGAAAGAAATCGAAGAGCTTGATGACACATTGAAGGAACGCAAAGAACAGCAGCGCAAGCTGTTGGAAGAAGCTATTCCTGCGATGTTGCAAGAACTAGGTATGAGTAAATTTAGTATGGCTGATGGCAGTGTCATTGAAGTCAAACCGTTTTACTCTGCAAGCATTAAAGAAGAAAATCGCGCTGTCGCTTACGAGTGGCTGCGTGCTAATGGTCATGACGACATTATTAAGAACACAGTGTCAGTACGCTTCGGACGTGGCGAAGACGAATTGTGCGACACACTGTTACAGAAACTGCGTGAGGACAGCTATCCAGTTGAACAATCGCAGAAGATCGAACCGCAGACTCTGAAAGCATGGGTCAAGGATATGATCACTCGTGGTGCCGAGTTTCCTACAGAGACATTCGGTGTTTATGCAGGAAACAAAGCAACAATCAAAACCGCCTAATCAAGGAGAACGAACATGGCAAAAGCAGACGTAGCAGTAAAAACAAACACAGCATTAGCACTAGCATCAAACTTTGAAGATGACGCAGTAGCAGGTGGATTCAATGAGATGGGTCAGGATGACTTTGCGCTTCCTTTCCTACGTTTATTGACAAACACATCACCTGAAGTAGGCGATGTTGAGGGAGCGATGCCAGGCATGATTTACAACACAGTAACTGGACAACTCTATGATGGAAAAAAAGGGATCACCGTTATCCCATGTGCATATGTCAGACAATATATTGAATGGGCTCCCCGAGGCAGTGGTTCTGGAGCGCCTATTAACATCTATCCGGCAACGTCCGATATTCTCTCGAGAACCCATCGTGAGCCGGGCGATAATAAAGATTATCTCGACAACGGTAACTACATTGAGAACACAGCGAATCATTACGTAATGATCGTCAATGATGATGGTATCCCTGAGCCTGCATTGATCACCATGAAGTCCACACAATTAAAGAAGTCACGCAAGTGGAACAGCATGATGATGTCAACAAAAGCTATGGGCAAGAATGGTCCGTTCACACCACCTATGTTCTCTCAGTTATATCGTTTATCTACACAAGCTGAGTCAAACGATAAAGGCAAGTGGTTTGGTTGGGAAGTCGAGCGTATTGGTGCGATTGAAGATATGGCATTGTATGGCGCAGCAAAAGCATTTAACGCAAGTGTTGGCTCTGGCGATGTGAAAGTAAAACATCAAGACGAAGCACAGGGTACAGATAACGTACCGTTTTAATTGTCTTCGGGGGAAAGCGGATTCCGCAAGTACCCTACCTTCAGAGATAGCGAATGACTGATATAACAAAATTCAAAGCTATATTCAGCGGACTGGATATAGCGTATGGGACATACATTATTAAGAAGGAACGTGGCGATGGAAAACAAGCCGGACAAGCAACAGTGGTTAGAAAACCTCCGACGGATGACCTTTGGGAAAAGCATCTTGCTGGTGTTGAGCCTTCCCTTGGGATTATTCCTATCAGGGCTGATAACTCTTGTGTTTGGGGTTGTATCGATATTGATCAATATCCAATCGACCATAAAGGGTTGGTGGAAAAAATCGAAGGACTCAACCTCCCACTGGTAGTCTGCCGCAGTAAATCTGGTGGTGCACATTGCTTCTTGTTTACAAGAGAGCCTATCCCTGCACGCGAGATGCAGGACTACTTAAAAGCATGTGCTGCACTATTAGGTGAAGCAGGTCGCGAAATATTTCCTAAGCAAGCAGAGATACTCGTTGACCGCGGAGACACAGGTAACTTTTTAAACCTGCCTTACTTTGCAGGGGACAATGGAACACGCTATGCATTCAATAGTAACGGTGAGGCGGCTACCCTCGAGGAGTTTTACGCTCTCTACGAGAAGAATGTTTCTGACGGGGCACCGCAGTTGCCCGAGCCACCAAAGATTGCGGATGCTCCAATTAAAGATGGACCGCCATGTTTACAGGCGCTCTGTTCTCAGGGCTTCCCAGAGGGAACTCGTAACAACGGCCTGTTTAATATCGGTATCTATCTTAAGAAAGTTGCTCCGTCGGCATGGGAAGACAAAGTAGTTGAACACAACATGAAGTACTTCGCTCCACCACTACCAAACAATGAGGTGCAAATTGTCATTAAGCAGTTGGGAAAAAAAGAGTATCGATACAAATGTAAAGATGCGCCTCTTAATAGCTTTTGCAACAGTGGCCTTTGCCGTACCCGTAAGCATGGTATTGGTGGTCATGGTCCTGACTCACCCACTCTCACTTCCCTCAGTAAGTATGCATCCGATCCTCCACTTTGGTTCTTGGACATCAACGGAAGAAGGATTGAACTCGAGACAGACAGCTTGTTCAACCAAGCAGCTTTCCAAAAAGCTTGCCTCGAGAAACTCAACACCCTTCCACCTGCTCTCAAGAAACAAGATTGGGAAGGATTGCTTAATGGTTTACTCAAAGAGATGGTTGAGACAGAACAAATATCTGAAGCAAGTGAAGACACCTCAGTAACTGGTCGCTTCATGGACTTACTAGAAGAGTTCACTACACACATGCAGCAAGCAATGGATCGTGTAGAGATTCTTATGGGCAGGCCATGGATTGAACCTGATGATGGTAAGTGCTACTTCCGAATCAAAGATTTAGAAGCACACTTAAAACGAAATAACTTTGTTGGACTCACTGCACCAAAGATGGCGCAACGCTTGCGTGACATGGGTGGTGAACCTATACCGTTATTTTTAAAAGGTCGCACTGTACGCTGCTGGCGAATACCTGCCTTTGATAAACAAGAAGCACCATTTGATACACAAACTGTGCGTGAACAAGGGAGTCCGTTTTGATCATATTAGAAGGATACGACGAGGCTATTCTTGGTCCTGCTTATATACAAGGCGAGGAAGACATCGTACAAGTTTTAGTGTACGACGCAGAGAAGATTCGCAAGATACTAATGCAGCGCGATAGTATGACTGCGGAAGAAGCACGAGAGTTCATAGAGTTCAATATTGAAGGTGCATACTTTGGTGATGACTCACCCATCTTAGTATGGCCTGATGATTACTATGACTTCCGTCATTAAGAAGGTATTCGGCCCGCCCGGCTCCGGTAAGACTACGTATCTTTTAAACGTGGTTGATCAGGAGCTGGACGCGGGTGTTTCTACAGAAAGAATTGGGTACTTTTCTTTCACCAGAAAGGCTGCCAATGAAGCACGCGACAGAGCAATAACAAAGTTCCCTTCATTAAATGAGAAGACTGACTTCCCATACTTTAGGACATTGCACAGTCTTGCCTTTCGCTGTCTTACAGTGAAAACAGATGACATGATGCAACCTGAACACTATGCAGAGTTCGCACGCGAGACAGGCATTCAATTAGATGTAAACAGAGATGAGGAAGAAGGATATGCAAAAGCCGACAATCCGATACTTAATGAGATCAATCTCGCTCGCATCAGGGGATCAGATTTGCGCTCTCACTACAATAATAGTGGACTCGACATCGAATGGCATCACTTCGAATTTGTCGAACGCTCGTACCGACACTATAAGATTTCCAGGAACCTCTTGGATTTTACCGACCTCCTCGAAATGGTCGTACTGGAGGCCGCGAGGTTGCCACGCTTGGACGTACTCATTATCGACGAAGCACAAGACCTATCCAGACTTCAATGGCAATTGGTTTATGAGTTGGTTAAAAAAGCACAACGAATCTACATTGCAGGCGACGACGACCAAGCTGTTTTTACCTGGGCTGGCGCTGACGTAAAAAGTTTTTTAGAATTTGAAGGAGACATCCATGTCCTACGGCAATCATATCGCGTACCAGCATCTGTACACACCCTTGCAAATAACGTTGTCCGAAGAATCAAGAGTCGGCAAAGTAAAGAATGGCGACCAAGAGACTATATTGGATCAGTCAAGCAGTACTATCGTTTCGAAGACGTGCCCATTGATTCTGGGGAATGGCTTATCCTTGCCAGTACAAATTACATGCTCAATCCAGTTCACGAGTGGCTCAAATCGAACGGAGTTCTCTTTGAACGTAACCATGTCCCAAGTCTCTCCCCAATCCTTATCAAAGCCGTAATCGACTGGGAAAAACTACGCAAAGGCCAAGCATTAGGTTTGAATGATATACAAGGTATATACAAGTATCTTGGGTCAAGCTTCGTGGCTCGCGGCTTTAAAACATTTAAAGGAGATATCGATGTATTGGAATACACAATGGAAGACCTCAAGCGAAGCTATGGCCTACTCACTGATGGAGTGTGGCACGACGCTCTTGCGCGAATCGCTGAAGATAAACGCGAGTACCTTCGAGCCGTACTTCGCAGAGGTTTTAAAATATCAACAGCTAATCGCATCCGCTTATCAACCATACATGGAGCAAAAGGTGGTGAAGCAGATAACGTCCTAGTATTAATGGACTTGTCACCAAAGTTTGCTAAAGAGTATGCAGTCAATTCAGATAACGTTAATAGATTATTTTATGTAGCAGTAACACGAACCAAGGAAACGCTCCATTTAGTTCTACCCAAACAAGAAGACAAAGGATTCAAGCTGTGACGATACCATTATTCCCCACACCATCTGATTGGGTAGCCCCCGACAGTTTTCCTAATTTATCTAATGCAAAGGAGATTGCAATTGACCTCGAAACTTGTGACCCAAATCTTGAATCTATGGGTCCCGGTTGGCCTCGGAATGACGGCTATGTTGTTGGCTACGCTATTGCTGTTGAAGGGTGGGCTGGATATTTCCCAATTGCTCATGCTGGCGGTGGTAATCTGGATAAGCGGCTTGTACACAGGTGGCTTAGTGGTGTACTCGCTACTCCCGCAGACAAAATCATGCATAACGCTGCCTATGATCTCGGATGGTTACGAGCAAGCGGGTTCACTGTTAACGGGCGGATCATCGACACCATGTTGGCAGCACCCGTCATCGATGAAAACCGATTCAGCTTTTCCCTCAACTCGCTCGGATTTGACTACCTTAAACAAATTAAATCAGAGCAAGGCCTAAAGCAAGCAGCCGCTGACTTCGGTGTCCACCCAAAGAAAGAACTTTGGAAGCTTCCTGCCATGTATGTGGGCAACTATGCAGAGCAAGATGCAGTACTGACATTACAACTTTGGCAATATTTAAAAATAAAACTGCGCCAAGAGAATGTCGAATCCATCTTTGACCTTGAAACGCGGCTCTTTCCCGTCCTTTTCGGTATTACCGAACGGGGCATTCGCTTTGACCGCGAACGTTGCGAGCAGACCATCGACAAGCTAGTTAAGCGTGAGAAGCAGCTCCTGCAAGAACTTAAATCGGCCACGGGAAAGCCTGTAGATATCTGGGCTGCAGCAAGTATCGCCGCAGCTTTTGATGTGATTGGCGTGCCTTATCCCCGCACAGATGCGGGTGCTCCAAGCTTTACAAAAACTTTCTTAGAAGAATGCTCTAACCCGATCGGTAAAACGATTATCGAGGCTCGCGAGACAAATAAGACGCACAGCACCTTCCTGCGCCCATACCTCGAGTTCTCCGCCAAAGATGGACGCATACACCCACACATCAATCAAATGCGCTCAGATGATGGTGGCACCGTCACAGGACGGCTATCCATGGCCAACCCAAATCTGCAGCAAGTACCTGCACGTCACGAAATAATCGGACCAATGGTACGAAGTCTATTTCTGCCGGAAGAAGGCGAGCTGTGGGCATCCAATGACTTCTCTTCACAAGAACCACGCTTACTCGTTCATTACGCGAGTCTCTTGCAATTGCCAGGGGCTGACGAAATGGTCGAGGCTTACCGCTCCAACCCAGACACCGACTTCCATCAAATGGTCGCTGACATGGCAAACATTAAACGCAAGCAAGCCAAAACAATCGGACTAGGCTTAATGTACGGCATGGGCAAAGGAAAGCTTGCCAATGAACTTGATCTATCCGTTGAAGAAGCAAGCGCCTTGATCAATCAATTCCATCAAAACGTTCCATTCCTAAAAGGCACAGTGAACGCTGTCATGCGCCAGATTGAAAAGCCTGTTACCAATGGTGCAATACGTACGCTTTTAGGTCGTAAATGCCGCTTCCCTCTTTGGGAGCCAATGGAGTGGGGTGTCAACAAGGCGCTACCTTACGAGCAAGCACTCGTGGAATACGGCTCGCGGATTAAGCGTGCTGGTACCTACAAGGGCTTAAATCGTTTAATCCAAGGGTCAGCCGCAGATCAGACTAAAGCAGCAATGATCGCGCTTCACGAATCAGGTGAGAACTTACTCTTGCAAGTGCATGACGAGGTGGTGTTATCTGTCAAAAACAAAGCACAGGCGGAGCGAGCTGCGGAGATCATGGTTCACGCGACAGAGCTGGTGATCCCTACGCGAGTGGATGTGGAAGTGGGAGAGAACTGGGGAAGTGCGAAATAATGCTACCAACAGGTCTGAGAACTAGGGAAAGGACTCCCATCGCTTTTGCTATGCAGTGAACAAACACAACATCCTAATTCTCAGGCTTTTTGGTGTTGGGCTCGATTTGGTCTTCAACTAGGCAGGTGGGAAAGCCAGAAAACCACCTGCGTCAACATCCTCGAATGCTGGCTTAACACCCAACAAATAGATTATATACCCTTGTACTCGATTAAATAATAAACGCCTATAGCAAGGGCTGCAAAAATAAGACCCATACCGAAAAGTAAACCACTAAAAAACATAAGAGCTTCAACAGTAGTATTCATCATCTTTCCCTCACCATTTCCCGTATCTCATCAATTGAGAGTTCGGTTTTATCATAAATATTTAAAATCAAATACGGTGGTATGCCGCAATCACCGTGCCTCACGCGACTAATTACAGGGGATGAAGAGTTGAGAAACTTGGCCAACGCAACATCATTATGCAATCTATACTCTTTACGAATGAAGTCAAACAACCTATTTTCCTTCTTCACTTCCATGTACACTTTTTTCATCGTATTACTTCCACTTCTGCTTCTGTTTCAATCCATACCTTGGCACCACATGACAGCGGTTTATCAGGACTATAAACAACACGACTCTCTCCATGTATCTTGACTTCATGCGCATACGTATTACTCTTGTATGTCTTCACCGTTAACACAGGATCATCCGCCCCGTTCTTGCTATTGGTTTTAATCACATGTTGGTTTACATGAATCTTAGTTTTCATTTTCCACACACCCTTTTCTTTGCTGCAGTTAAATCAGAATCAAACCACCACTTGACGCACATGTCATCTGTTTGCTTTTGTGTCAACACTTCTGCTTTTGCCGTTATGAATACGTTTGGTGTAGACAAAAAATCAAGGCATAACTTAGTGAGTATTACAATCACAAGTACCATAAGCCAACCTAGACATATGTCTACAAACCATTTAAGAATTTCTGTTTTATTCATGCCTCTACCCTCCTCGACAATCTCTTTTCCTTCTTCGCCTTTGTCGAATCGCGGCTCGGGCACAACGACTCAATCCGATCAAAAGGCCAACCCGTTGCCTTATGCACTGCAATCATTATCTGCGGGCTCACGTTATGTATCCCATGACGAATCTTTGCCAAGGCACTAGGTAAAACCTTTAACTCTTTTGCCAACTGCCTGTCAGTACTAAAGTCGTACCACTCGCGCAACGCATCCAACAATAAATGTTTAAATTCAACTTCACGTGTCATTAAATACCCCAATCAATAAAAGAAAAACTAAAAGAACCACAGGAATACTTAAAAATATCCACAGAATGGTTTCTTCCAAACTGACAGCATTTTTCAACTCCTCTGCAGCAAGCAACGTCTCTTGCCACTCCAGCTCTTCCTCCGAGTACTCACGATTTTCTGTCTTTAAATAGTTGCCACCAATAACTGGTGGCAACTCCCGTATGAATTTGCCGTCCTTTATCACCATGTCCCCGCAATCCCACGCCATGGCAGCTCCCCCACTTCCCAACCCGTCTCCGTATTACGACACTCAAAAGCACTATAAATCGTACCGGATATCCATCCCCACTTCTTACCATTCCAATATGAATAATAATTATCAGGATCAAGCTCTGTCCTTGGATACTTTATTGCAGGATTGACCTCGTATACACCGTAGCGCACAGGTATATCCTCATTTTTGAACCACTGCGTTAACTCACTTTTTAACTTAGCCATAAGTACACTCCATGCAAAATACCAATTGGGAAAAATAATGCTCCGGCAATCAAAAAACCCCATAAACCTGCAGAAAAACACGTAAAAATATGCGTTAACCACGCAAAAAAGCACGTCAAACCCGCTATCCACCATCCCATATCAACTCCCTTCCGGAAAATTTAAATCGTCCACCATCCCACAATCAGGGCAATAACATAACGAACCACCCTCCGCGTCCCACGGATCACGGCCATACGGCACATCATCCGCGGCTCCCTCCCATCCACACTCACTGCAAAAAACCTCAATGCATAAGTTCATCTTCGTCTCCCTGCTGCTTATAAATCGTATCTGCAGTCAATGCAAAACTTCTAATTACTTCTTCTTTTGGCAATTTTAGTTGCGCTGCCATCATCGATAAAGCAGCAGCAAAGGCCGCCATCGCAATAGGAATCTCTACGTCGTTATCGCGCATGTAAGTAAATAACTCATCCGCTATCTCTAAAACGCTTAATTGTTTGCTCATTGTTCCTCCACCATTTCAATTAATTCCAGTTGTAACAGCTTACGCATGTCATCTGAGTACTTGTATGCGTCCGAGTCCTGCTCATCGCGTGCCGCGAGCAATACACAATCATTGTTATGTTCAATGAACGATAACAAGGTGTGAAGTTGGTATTTTGTCATGTCTTTCTCCCTTTCTTTAGGCTTGTGTGCACAGTATGTTGCTGTGTGGGGATGATAGTACGTTACGATTTGGGTAGTGTCAAGGGGTTTGGTACGAGGATCGCGGCTCGAGGCTTATACATAAAAGTCATAGAAACGGGGTTTTATATACTTTTGAACGGGTTCCTATAGAACTTTTTAGGGTAAGAGTAAAAAAAATATTTTTTTTTGTGAAAATAGACGTAATAGACGTAATGCCGTAATAAGCTAGTACTGGTGCGGGTTTTAGCCATTTCGTTGACATTACGTTTACAAAAAGATATGTATGAATATTCAAATTTTCAGGGGGGTTCCGCGAGATAGTTTTTTAAATTCCAAAAACTTACTTGACCCCAAAAAATCTCTATAGGTTTCCTTCTTGCTGAACCTGTTCATACAATGTACAATTGTACTAATTGTTAAGGGAGTTTAGTATGATAAAGATTGATACGAATGTAATGCTGCCCCAGACCCGCTCAAAGTACCCTTTTGAAGAGATGGACGTAGGCGACAGCATTTTGTTTAAGGAAGAGCGCCAAGCTAATTCTGCACGCATAGCGGCCGTTAGATTCGCTGAGAGGCATCATCCTGACTGGACGTATACATTGCGTAAGGTCGAAGGCGGTTGGAGGCTGTGGAGGGTTAGCTGATGTCTAAGAAGGATGTATGGAATGTTGCTCCGGTTCGGCTGAGTAAGACAGCCAAGCGGCTTGCTGCGCATGTTGCACCTTTGAAAACCTACAAGGAAAAGAAGCGTGTAGTAAGCCCGAAGCATTGGAAGTTCATCCAAGAGTATGTCTCTGGTGATGGACACGTCACAATGAAGGAAGCAGCTATTCGTGCCGGATACAACCCCAAGAGCGCCTCTGTAATCGCTTGGCAGCTAACTAACCCTGATATCAATCCGCACGTCGTGGCAGCCATACAAGAGTACAGGGCAGAGCTGGCATCGAAATACAATACGAACTATGAGCGCCATATGCGTGACTTGCAGATCATTCGTGATAAGGCTTTGGAGTCTGGTGCCTATGCTGCAGCGGTACAGGCGGAGTACAGGCGCGGACAGGCCTTAGGTACCATTTATGTGGAGCGTAAGGAAATCAGGCATGGCACGATTGATTCAATGAGTAAAGAAGAAGTACAGCGCAAGCTTGAAGAACTAAAACGATTGTACGGTGGTGGTGATCCCCCGCGTGCTTTGATTGATGTGCAAACAGGTGAAGTGATTGCCAGTATTGACCGCGAGCGTGATCCTGTTTTTGTGCCTCCAGTAGAAGAGCCCGAAACTGATATCTTTGAGATATCTGAAGATGGCGAGGAAGCCTGAAGCTGTCTTCTCTGATTGGATCAGAGAAGGCCTTGTCAATGTGGACATAACCCGCGTTGAATCGCGTGCTAGTCTTGGATTTCCTGATATGGTTATTGTGGATAAATCAGGTACGGGTAAGGTTTGCTTTCTTGAGAATAAGGTAGTACAACGCGGGCTCAAAATTGATTTGCGGCCGCATCAAGTGTCATTCTTGTTTAGGCACTGGAAATATGGTTGCCAGTCTTTTGTTTTAGTGAAGCATCTGCCAGTGGGCAAGCGTGTCGCAATGATTAATCTGTACTCTGGCGGGCAAGTAATGGAACTGTTAGAAGGCGGGCTAAGAGTTGATCCTATATTCAGGTATCCATCAAACGGTATGGATTGGGAGCAGTTAACTAGCACGCTATTAGGTTTAGAGAATTGATAGAAAAATACAATTAGATATTCCTATACGGAACTATATAATTGTCTTCACTGGATTAGCCAGTACATATAGAAAGGATAGAAAGATGAAGCAAGCACAATACGAAGTTTTATTTCTTGGTGATAATGTGTGGACGGTGGACGGCAAGCCTATGTTGTTTAACTCTTGGGAGGAAGCGGAAGCAGAACTAGAATTAACTTTTGAAGATATGGCGCAAGAAGATATAGATTTTGAACCTAGTGATTATCGAATAATGGAGAAAGCATAATGATTATTAAAATGCAAGCGGAAGAATTTAAAGAAGAGAAATTAATTCTTGTTAATTTTGATGGACACCAGAACGAAGAATCAGGTGTAACTCATCATGGCGGATATGTGCGTATAGAGCAGGATACCGATTCGTTTTATGTTGTGATTATTAATTCACAAGGCGACGTTGTATCGGAAACAGAAATTCCTTTTAATTTTGTGGAAGCTGAAGTATAATTTCTTTGCAGTATTAATTAACCTAGAAAGGATAGAGATGAATCAGAAAGAACAAGCGGCCTTTGTTGAGGCCTATGCGAACAATGTAGCAAGCGCTCCGCGTGACTATGTTGTTGATTTTGTGGCACGCATTGAATCAGGTGAAGATATGCCATATTGTGAACACTACACGTCAATAATGGATGCTCTTGGCATGTGGCATTCTGCTATTCGTTTTAATTTGGAGGCGCTAAAAAATGACTGAACAAGAAAAAGCGAAAGCAATTGAAAAGCAATTTGTAAACGTCAATAAAAATCAATCTGAATTATTGGCGCGTGCGTACGGTATAGCAGAATCGCATTTTTACAGCGACGATGAGTGCACCGTCGCATGGGAACCGCTCGAGCACTTAGATGACGACGAACTAAGCGCGCTAGTTAATGATTTAGCAGAATCAATTTATCAATCTATGCTATGGGCACAAGGAAAAGAAAATAATTGACGGGCCAGAAATAGTTGAGTTATAATTACTACTCAGCACTATTAACCTAGAAAGGAAAGAAAGATGAAACAGTTACTAAGTATTGATACCAATGCAAAAACAGTCAAAGGCCAAAAACAAGGTTATATGACAGGTATTCTATATCTGGCACCATACAATTTGAGCGGATATCAGGTATGCCCTATGGCCGAAAAAGCAGGATGTATTGACGGGTGCCTGAATAAAGCAGGACGTGGCGCATTCAATTCTGTACAGCAGGCACGCATAAATAAAACAAAGTACTTTTTTGAAAACCGCCAGCAATTCATGTTGGACTTAGCAGCAAGTATTGAAGCTTTAATTCGTAAAGCAGGCCGCGAGAATTTTATTCCGGTGGTT